TTTTGTGGGTGGGGGGGAGACCTCCCGGCGGTTGCAGCCGCCATTTTCAATCAAATCCAATTTATTTAATCGCCATTGGCGAGGGTTTCTTACAACCAAAAAACAGCGCGGTGCAGCGTGCACATACTATGGAGAACTAACGATGAGAATGACTAAAGAGCAGTTGCTGGTTGCCGCTCGCACAGCGGCAAAATATCTCCCTGCGGCGGCAGCCGATATTATGACCGAACTGGCTAACCGCCTGGATGTTACCAGTGTGGCTTTAAGTGAGGCGCTGGAGCAACGAAAAGCGCTGGCCGCTGATAACAAATACCTGCTGGATCTGGCCGCACGTGAACTCAGCACCTCCTGGCTTCATAATCGCGCCATGCTTGGTATGCAGGCGGCTTTGCTCTGCCTGTCGCAGGGCGACATCAAAGCGGCGAGTGAGTGGCTGGAGGGCACTACTGACGAAGCTGTTGCAGAAATGCCAGATGACATGACCCCGGATGGTTTGCAGTTGTGGTACGACAGTTATATGCGCAGTAGTGACGGTAAGAATGGTTTTCTCACCCGTGAGGAATCTCTTCAAGAACTGAGTAAGCGGATACCACCCACCGACGCTCATATCGCAGCCCTACGTGCGGAAGTCCTCAATCATGCACGCAAGGAGGGGGCAATCTTTGCGGCAAACAGAATTCTGGCAGCGTGGGATGCTGGTTTTGTTGAAGACACGCCGGAAAATGCTGCCGATATTGCCCGAGCTATCATCACATCAACTGAGTTTATGGATGATGCACCGGAGGGAGATTTTGACCGCTCTTTCGCTGATGAGATGATCAAAGCTATCTCCAACTTGATTCGCGAGAGCAAAGAGGAGGCCACCAGCAATGGCCGCTAACTCATTCAAAAAGATGACCACTAAGGGCGGTGTGATTAAACGCACCGATACCGGGATGTTTATCAGCCTGGATAACATCTTCGTCAAAGAGGGCTTTAACAAACGCGACGATGACGAGCGTACTCGCCAGGCTGATGACGACCTTTTCAACTACCTCATGAATGGCGGTACCGTTCCCCCACTGGAAGTTACCCCACGCGACGAAGGCGGTGTTTGGGTTGTTGAAGGCCATCGCCGCCGCCGCTGCTATGAGCGCTGCCGTGATGCGGGTAAACCGGTTGATCGCATTCACATCATGCCATTCGTTGGCAATGACGTTGAGCGTCTGGCTCGTGTCATGACCAGTAATAACCAGTTGCCCCTCACCCCGCTGGAACAGGCGCAGGTAATTAAGGAACTGGCTACAACTTTCAACCTGACCACTCAGGAAATAGCGAAGCTTGTTCACAAGTCGGTCCCTACGGTTGAGAAGTTACTGACCCTCGCCACTGCTAACCATGACGTTCAGCAGATTGTTAAAAATGGCGAAGTTTCCGTAGGTGTCGCGGTTGAGCGCGTTCGTGAGCACGGCGAGAACGCCGGGAAAGTACTGGAGCAGGATCGCGCCGTTGCCGTTGCCGCTGGCAAAACCAAAATCACGAAAAAACTCATCTCCCCAGAGGTCAGCGTCAAAAGTGCCCGCCGCCTCGTCGAACTGATCAGCCTGGCTGGTATTGATGATAACGGTGTTGTCACTCTGGAAGGTCTCGCGCTGGCAGAGGTGCTGGCGATTGTTGATGAACATAAGGCTATTTCAGCACAGCGCGAGAGCAAAGGAGTGCAGGAATGATCACTCTTCACAACGCCAACTGCTTCGACGTATTCCCGACATTAGCCAGCGGCTCGGTTGACCTGGTGTGTGCGGATATTCCCTACGGTACCACGCGATGCCGCTGGGACTCCGTACTCGATCTGCGGGTGATGTGGGAGCAGCTCTACCGCATCGCAAAACCGTCTGCTGCAATCGTGTTGTTCTCCGCGCAGCCATTTACCAGCGTGCTGGTCAGCAGCAACCTGCGCAACTGGCGTACTGAATGGATTTGGGAGAAAGGCAACGCTACCGGATTCCTTAATGCTAAAAAGCAGCCGCTGCGCGCCCACGAAAACATCCAGGTGTTTTATCGTCGCCAGCCCACGTACAACCCAAAATTCACATACGGCCACCCACGCCGCACCTCGAAGCGGAAGACGGTTAATTCAGAGTGTTATGGCAAGGCATTGTCCCTGACAGAGTATGACTCAACAAGTCGGTATCCGCGCGATGTTCAGTTTTTCTCGAGCGATAAACAGAAGGCCAATTATCACCCCACACAAAAGCCGCTGGCGTTGTACCGGTTCCTCATCGAAACGTATAGCAACCCTGGTGATATGGTGCTGGATTTCACAATGGGTAGTGGTGGGTCTGGCGTTGTTTGTCAGGAAACGGGGCGCCAATTCATCGGCATCGAAAAAGAGACACCTATTTTCCAAGTTGCCTGCCAGCGTATGGGCATTAAGCAGGAGTGTGCAGCATGAATATCACCATTACCGAACTGCCAGTCGAACGCGATCAATACGGCTACTGGACACACCCAGAGTACGAAAAGTTTTGCGATGGTCGTGAGAACATCTCAACGGAAGAATTTAACGACTGGATGAAGGCTAACGGTCTTACCTGGACGATTGTTTACCGGGATGAGGATGACTTCGATCCTAATGTAGATGGCTGCGATATCTCATCATGGCAACCTGAACGCCCTGACGGTGAAGGCTGGTTTGTTGGCTCCATTCACGATAGCGAGGATGGCGCGGTATGTATTTGGTTGCGCGCAGTCGAGAGCAAAGGAGCGCAGAAATGAGCAGGCACGATTTCAGGCGCCCAATCGAAAACCATATATCTGCCATCAGGCAAGCATTAAGCGCCATACCAGCAGACAAAAGACTTCATGTTATTGCAGAAGCACTTTACGACCTCAACCCAACTGGTGATACGGAAGTGTTCCATGCATCTTGCGGCTGCTACGAATGGGATATCAGTATTGATTATCGCAACGCCGATGTTCGATATGCGGTGAAAAACCAAGGCGGTGCAGCATGAGCACATCACGTACTTTTCAAATGAAGATGGTACGCCCAGACGAAGAAGAAATGGTGTATCTCTGGAAGCTGTTTTATGCCGCACAGCGTGTAGAAGACCGCTGGGGACATGGCCTGGCTGAAATTTCCGAAGAGTTATCTTACTGCCCTGATATGACTCGTGAGCAAAAGCTATTCCTGTTACGGGCGTGGCAGGTTCTGGCTGCTGATAAGGGTGGTTTTGGTCGTTTCATGGGTGCCTACGATACCTATGTTCACAACATGCAAGACCCTAAGGATGATTGTGTTGCATGGAAACCGAGCCTTGTTGAGTTGTTTGGCAATGCCGAGCTATTGCCAATTGTTTTGGAGGCGTATCAAGAAGCACAGCAATACATTGCCGAACTAGAGGCCGCTGCGTCCTGCAAATTTATGCCTGATGGGTATGTGCTGATGCCCATGAAGCTTACCGCTGAGAACGGCGCTAAATATGCCCTGTCTGGTGAGTTCCACGTTTTACATCGCGTGACCTGTCACGAGTGTGGCGGTGAAGGTTGTTCTGATTGTGATGACGAAGGTTTGTTCGAAGAGAAGATCATGATCGGGTGGGATGACATTAAGGACATCTACCGAGCTGCAGTTGAAGCCTGCTCAATCAAATCTACTGGTGAGGGGGTGTGATGTGAGGACCATTACCGTCACGGTAGAAATTGACGTGCCCGATAGCGCTACCGCTCAGGACATTACTGATTTTGTCGATGTGGAGTATGGGCAGTGCAACGGTATGAAGATGGATAACCCATGTTGCGGGGATGCGGTAGAAGTAATAGAAGCGAAATGGGAAGTCTCAAAATGGCAAGCAAACTGAAACAGCGGCACTTGCGCCGCCTTAAATCAGATGTTGCCTGGTGGCGCGATGAGGCCAACGATTGGAAAGAAATCGCACTGGAACATGCTGCCGAGATTGAGCGACTGAAAGGCCAGGTGATGCACGTAGAGGTGATTCACGTAGTGTTGCCGATGATGGTGCCACCAGCAGTAATTGAAGGTATGAAGGCCAAGCGCGTAGAGCATCAGCTTTGCCTTAAATGTAATGACGGCGCACGGGGCGGCTGTTCCGCTTGTGCCTACAATGAGCGATAACCGGGTGCAGCCGGTAGTGGAGAAAGTATGGCTACAAAATATCTCACAATGAAAGACATGTGCCAGTTAACAGGGAAGAGTAAACCTACGTTATGGCGAATGTATGCAAAGCGCGGTGAGTTCCCAAAACCAGAACGAACGGCAAGTGGGACATTCCTGGGGTGGAGCGAGAAGGTTTATGAAGATTGGGTAATCAGTAATAAAAGCCAGCCATTTTGATTTCAATACCTGACCCGTTACCTGACCTTGCGTCGTAGCGGGTTTTTCATATTTATAGGCTAACTTATTGAATTAAATGGTACGCCCTACAGGGTTCGAACCTGTGACCTACGGCTTAGAAGGCCGTTGCTCTATCCAGCTGAGCTAAGGGCGCATTGAGAAGCAAGCTTCATGATGTGCAATCGCCGGAATTATACGGTCCACGCCTGATGAGTCAATGTATTTTGCCGTGAAACTGCGCTTGCCCGTGCAGGCTGGCGGCTTATGCCGCAAAAGCAGTATAAAGTTTATCCAGGTTTATGTTTCTGCACGTTAACTTTTCTTCGGCTCCCGGGCTCCTTTTTGCGCCATTCGCAGCGCGGTCAGGCCCATTTTTCAGCCGCCGCAGCGTCAAAGCAAGATAAAATTTTAAACGAAGACTGACAGCGGGGCTGGCTTCTGACAAAATATCGCCATCCCCCTTTCGTAAAGATACAGATGGAATCCTCTCTCTGATGGCAGCAAAAATTATTGACGGTAAAACGATTGCGCAGCAGGTACGCTCTGAGGTTGCGGAAAAAGTGAAGGCGCGCGTTGCGGCCGGATTTCGTGCCCCAGGGTTGGCCGTCGTGCTGGTCGGCAGCAACCCGGCATCGCAGATTTATGTCGGCAGCAAGCGCAAAGCGTGTGAAGAGGTAGGCTTCGTCTCCCGCTCGTACGATCTCCCGGAAACCACCAGCGAAGCGGAGCTGCTGGAACTTATCGACACGCTGAATGCCGATAAGGCTATTGATGGCATCCTGGTTCAGCTGCCGCTTCCCGCCGGCATTGATAATGTCAAAGTCCTTGAGCGCATTTCGCCGGACAAAGACGTTGACGGCTTCCACCCGTATAACGTGGGTCGTCTGTGCCAGCGCGCGCCGCGCCTGCGTCCGTGCACGCCGCGAGGGATCGTCACGCTGCTTGAGCGTTACAATATCGATACCTACGGCCTGAACGCGGTAGTCATTGGCGCTTCTAACATCGTTGGCCGCCCGATGAGCATGGAGCTGCTGCTGGCAGGCTGCACCACCACCGTCACCCACCGTTTTACCAAAAACCTGCGTCATCACGTCGAAAACGCCGACCTGCTGATCGTGGCTGTCGGTAAACCGGGCTTTATTCCGGGCGAATGGATTAAAGAAGGCGCGATCGTGATCGATGTCGGGATTAACCGCCTGGAAAACGGCAAAGTGGTTGGCGATGTGGTCTATGAAGATGCCGCCGCGCGCGCGTCGTACATCACGCCGGTTCCCGGCGGCGTCGGCCCGATGACCGTAGCCACCCTTATTCAGAACACGCTGCAGGCGTGCGAAGAGTATCACGATATTCAGGAGGCCTGAGATGGCGAATTTTTCTTTAGGCAAACACCCGCACATTGAGCTTTGCGACCTGCTTAAGCTGGAAGGCTGGAGCGAAAGCGGCGCGCAGGCGAAAATCGCCATTGCCGATGGTCTGGTCAAAGTCGACGGCGCGGTCGAAACCCGCAAACGCTGTAAAATCGTC